GACTCCAAACGAAAAAAACGCGGTGCCACTTAGTGACACCGCGCTTTCTACAACAAATGTTGCTCGACCTGGCATACCGTCATTTAATGCCACGTCATGAGAAACCAGCTTTGCCCGTTCACCATTAGTTTTAAGCGTGTAATCATACTTCATCGCCCTTTTTTTCCTCTTCTGCTAACTTCGAATCCATCCATGCCAAGCCTTTTTCCAACCAACCAGCCGGCAAGCTTTCCGCCGCTGATACTTCGGATATTACTTTTTCATCAGCCGGCGCGGCTTCTGGTTCGTTCGTTTTGATTTTCTGTGTTTCGACTTTTTCAGCGATTGATAAATGCTCAATAAGAGTAAACGACACAGACCATGCTTGTTCATCGTCCAGTTCTTGCGCGCTCACTTCATCCGTGAAGCGCACTTGACGAACGCCAAAGGCTTTGGCGGTTTGGTTTTCAATGTTGTAAACCTTACGTGTGCCTTTGGTTTCGTCTTTCGCCATGCTTAACAATTTGATGTTTTTCAGAAAATCTGGCGTATTTGTTTTGATCTTCAACGAGACGCGTAATCGACACGCTTTATCACCTTCTTCCGCGCCTGCAGTAGACGAGCTTTTGCCGGACAAATCGGATTCTGGCAAACTGAATCTGCAGTTTACCGTATGGCCATATCCTTCAATTTTTGTATCATTAAGAACGAGAATTATCATTCAAACACTGGCCAAAATTGGTCGTCTGTCACGTCGATTTCTAGCAACTCTTCACGAGCTAACAACGCAACTAACGCAGCGCGATTTGACGAAATCCAAACCGTACAACTTGCTGTGTCTTCTTCACCATAGACGCCTAAAGACGCGTTGATCTGGCCTATTTGATTCCAATGGGCATTAATACGTTTTGAACATTCAGCATTTGCTAATGCTGTTTGCTTTTCTACCGTTGGTGAAATAACTGGTGCTTCTAATAAAGCCCCTTCTGGCACCTCCTCACCCAATTCTTTGATCGTGTGTTTTGTGCCGTTTTCTTCCCAGTATTGTGAGCCAATATTATCGACTACGTAATGCCACGCCCCGTCTTTGAAATAACGCTGAAAGCCTTCTTTCTCATCGATCAATTCAACATCAGTAGCATAAGACGGACACAGTATTTTCTCATCTTCACTTGCTGCATCGATTTTTGCTTTAACTTGACCAGTATAAACAGGGCATTTAGCCCCTAACTTAAATGTGCTTAACATCATTTTTTAGAGACTCCTAAAGTCGAGTTTTTCCATAATATGCGATTGCGCGAGGACGAGTTTCACTAGCAACTCTAGGAGTGCCATTCGAACCATCAGTTCTAATATTACGAGCAGCTGCAAATGTATTTGCACTAGATAGGCCACCATCAGATCTTGACACCCAACCACCACCTGATGTACCAGTAAGTACATCATGCCAGTGACCTTGAAAGGCATCAAATCTGTGATCAGCAAAGCCCTGATCAGACTTAACACCACTTTCATCGAACATACGAATAAACTCACCACCAACCATGGGCAAAGTGAACGTACTCACACCATCACCATCACCGTAGTAACCACCATAAGCAATAGGATCAGCATCTTTCGTGGATTGATTAATATAGTTGCTTGAAGCACTAACAATAGCGAATGCAATTGGATGATCGGAACGACTCAAAGAAGAACCGTCCAACGCATATTCACCCGGGCGCAAAATATCAACAGTGTCCGTATACAGCTTAGCTATATCTAAAACATTACTACCGAGTTTTGGATTAATCTGCTCAGCAATATAAAACGCCCCGCCGATGTATCGAACAGTCAGCAATGCCGTTTCAAATATCTGTGTATCACTGCTAATGCCCAACAACGCAATAGCATCTAAATCATCAATTTTTAACGTCACGCTGGACGATGAATTTGTGGCGGCGACAATGAATGAAAACTCGTCGTAGTCGTTTAACTCTGTGATTGGTGTTACGCCTTGTTTGGTCGTTAGAACGATATCATTAGTATCACCAGACACCTTGAAAAGCCTTTTACCAGTGGCATTGTTGTCGACGATCTTCTTGATGTCTTTTAGGTAGGTAATGACTCGCTCATCACTCACTACACCCACCGCATCAATATCCGCGATTTTTGTTAGATAGTGAGCAACACCATTCCCATCAACATAGTCTGGAAACGGTCCCGTATCTATGACGAATTCAGACACGGCGGTCATGTCTGAAATGTCGCCCTGCAGGCTGACGTTTAACCAAATTTCATTCGGGAAGGTAGCGGTTGTGATTTCTTGTGGTGCGATGTTTTTGGCGCGAATACCGCCAACATAGCCAATACCAGCGGCCGCGCTGTATGTTCCGTCTGATCCAGTGACTTTCCAGCCATCACCCAAGAACCCATCATGGCCGTAAATATCAAGGTTGGCTAAACGCTCGCGTTCGTCAATTCCGCTTAGTCTGGCACTAAAATCGATTTGCCATGTTTCCGCAGGAACGGTAATGGCAGTTGTTTGCTGAATACCCGTGTAAGCAAGCAAGAAATTACGCGTTATTGTGTTGCCGGGTACACCGCCGTCGTTTTTCGTTTTCGGCGTTAACGGTATATAAGTAACGGCAATCAAAACGCCTTCATCATCAACCAGCCCAACCCAGTTAAATGAGTAATTACCAATATCTGACCCCATCACAAGCGAATACACCACTTGATTGGTGTTTACATAGCCGGACTTGGTAACAACCAATTGATCAACAACGTTTTCGTTAGGAATACTTTCTATCCGTGTTGCTGGCTCGCTACCCAAATCAGGCACGTTCGCCAACACAAACGAGGCAATATTCAACGTAACATTGTCACCCTGTTTTTTTGCTATCTGGTTCTGACCCGCAATGGTAATAAACGCCATATTTTTCTCTCTACTCTCGAATTTATTGACTAGATGCTTGCCACATCTAACGACCACGAATGCCCAATTGCTGTATTTTGTATTGTTGTTTGCGCTTCCCATGGTTCAATGACTTGTTTTGCAACATCTAACGCCCATGTATGCCCAATCTCAAACACGCCCACCGTCATTTCAACGGGCGTTAATACTGTCAATTCATAACGGCGACATGTACGCCCATACTGCTGGATGATGTAACCTAATAAATCGATATTTCCAGCAACTTGGGAATCACTAAGACGCAACGAAACCACGTCCCAATTCACTTCGTCTTCACGCTCCAACATTTCTAAATAGCCAATCCCTAGCCGCTCGAATATTTGGATAAAACCCGCTTTTGATCCGGCATCCACGGCGTTTTGTTCGGCGTATTTCACACGTTTTCTAAAAAGGTCTTCTGGTTCATCCGTGAAGCGAGTTACATCTTTCTGGTACGCGAGATACTTCAATAAGGCGCCGCTACAGGTTTCCGCGTCCATTTGGTTAAGCGGTGTTTTTATCCAGCCTTCAACTTTGTCCCACCAGTTACTAAAGGCGCTTTTTAAGCCTTTATTGTTAGGTCCTTCTTTTTCCCAAATGGGTAACGAATAACGTTCGGTCATGGTTAGCCCTCCACGACGCTTAATGAGGAAAGAACCGGAATCGACAATTCAGAAACAATGCTGTTTAAACTGAATTCAATGTCTTCTATTCCATCCACTAAGTCATAAAGTTCGCCAGCCAAATTGGTAAATGAGAAACGAGAAAACGGCGCTGTCTTAGTCATTTCATAGGCTGCATTGCCACGAAACGCCGCATAAATAGCGTTGTAAACGGCGGTTTTTTTGATCTCTTTTTCTTCATCCAATAAGGCGTCTGAAAAATATAAGGTGGTGATTAAATCGTGTGCGGTTTCTGGCATGTTGTAAGCAATTACATCGTCACCATGGCCGTGATGACCTTCTGTCGAAATCTGTCTGTTGATGGTTTCAAGGTAACTTTGCGCCGGTGCATTTAGATCAAACAAAAGATAGGCGTTTGCTGTACCTGGCCCACGGGGTGCATCATGTTGAAACCATATTTTGTCCGCTTGCACACCGACCCAGCTTGAAA